GATATGCAAATTCTTCAGTATATGAAAAAGAACGGAGGAGTTCCGACTGGTAAGAAAACGACAAGTGAAATGTTATTTACCCAAAGTGGTATTATCAATAGGGACAGAAATTATGGAATGATGCCACAGATGCCAGCAGATATGGCAAGGGCATTACAATATTCTAAAACTGATAATTATCAAATGATGAAAAACTCTTCACCGAAAGGAATGACTAAAGAAGTGTTTGATGAAATGCTTAGACTTTATAAAAATGTATGGATGCCGACAGAAAATCTATTAAAGAAAAAGTACGGAAAGCATGCAGATGGTACTTGGAACCTTGGTACTAAAAAACTTAGCAACCCTTACAATTTACAACAAAAAGGAATGTTACCAACAGGAATGGAATTTGATCCAGACGATTTAACACCTATTGATCATAGATTATTACAAATGATGAAGAATAATAGGGTTCCAATCCAAAACTTGACTCCTCAAATGGCATCTGGTAGAAACGGTGGTGGTGGCGCAGTTGTTATCAATAATAACAATAGCACTAATACGAATAACTCAACTGCTATTGTGGCAAATTCAACTGCGCATGCATCGAATTTACCTGCAGGAATCGGTGCGAGTGTTTCTTTCTCATAAAAAAAGGGAGTCATAAAGACTCCCTTTCGTTAGGTTATGTTTTTAATTTAACCCTCTGCTAACTTCGAAAAATAACTCATAGTGTCATCTTCTTCAGGTGCAGCAGTAGCAGTGTCTTTCGTGTCCCAAGGAATTTCGTCCTTTTGTCCACTAACATCTGCGACTGGTGTTGGTTCTGCCGAAACCGATTCTGCCGTGAAACTACTTGATGACGCAGAGCCACCAATTACACGTAAGAATTTTGTTTTCAACTCGTCATAAGATTTAAACTTATCTTCACCTACTTCAGCGTTCAACGAATAAAGACCATCATATAATTTTTCCATTTCATCTTCTGTCGATAACCACTGAGACGGTTCTTCAAATGTAGACTTATCATATTTAATAAACCCATCAGCCTTTCGTGCCTTTAGTTTAAAATCAGAACCATTAAATAAATCAAAAACGTTTACTGGAGTTTCATCATCAAACTCTGGCGAACCAGCCGCTTGAATCATGTCAAAAATACTTTTACCGTATTTGAATAAGAATGTCTTACCCTCATTCTCCGGACATTTAGCATCCTTAACAACATAAATATTAGAAATATATTGTAAACGACGTTTGCGATTACGAGCAATTTCTTTATTTGAATCAATACCCGAATTCCACAATTCAGAATTAGCTTCCGAAACTGGGTCTTGTTGATTGAGTGTTGTTAATGAATTCTCAATGTACCATCCACCTTGACCTTTAAAACCGTGTGTGTACATTTTGACGAATGGAAAGTCTTCAGCATCTGGTGCGTCTAAGAAACGAATAATAGCATAACCATTTCCCGTCTTATCTCTTTCCAATTTCCAATAACGGTCGTCGATGTAACTGTTAGAACTAGCACCTGATGCTTTGTTCAATTTTTCCATCATCTCTGACACGTTCTTTTTTGACTTACTTCTTTTCTTTAGAGCTGCGAAACCCATAATACTTCTCCTATATTGTTTTGAGGTATAATTACCTGTTGATTGTTTTACGAGATGTTTTTATAGAGGTATCTCACAACCCTCTAATTGTTTTATTCTTCTTTTTCTTCTTCAGGTTCATCAGCACTAATTGGTTCAGGTGCTTCATCGCCTTCCATAATAGATTTAATTGCTTGAGCAAAACCTGCACGTGCCATTTCTAGACGTTGTACGTTTTTATCAATTGCAACTAAATGTTCAATAGCAATTTTTGCTACATCTGGTAAAGTTGCAACTAAGTAATTCTTACCGTCAATCTTCACTGTATTTTGAACTTCCATATTCTCACTCATTATATATTTTCTCCTATTATTAACAACATTATTTATAACACTTTTTTAATCGAACTCTCTTAAAAGTTCTTTACACATTTCATTTGCAGATTCTGCAAGATACTTTTGTGTAGATACATCATCAGCTTCAGATATTCTTTTTAATAAAGTCTGAAGACCTTTGATTTTAGTTTTACACTGTTCCTCAGTGTGCATTTTTCCGTTCATATTACCCCCATTATTCAGTTAAATAACTTTGCTTCACATTCCCACCAAGCATCTCAACTATATCATCATAATCTAACTGAGCGGACTTTGGTTCAGCATAATTAAGTCTATTGACAATCTTAACACAATTTAACAAATAACTAATTTTCAATGTATGTGGATCTAGAAAATCAATTTCCCTTAATGAATTACCACCGTTCAATGGTAATATCGTTTGACCAGTATCTCTCATATTCATTAGACAAAAACTCCTTTCATTAAATCTCCAAATTTCTTGGAATCAAAATTCATGAACTCACCATACCTATCAAGTTTATATTGAACTACTGGGTAGATATATTCGTCCTCTATTTCTCTCTTAAATCTATTACTAAAGTGTAAAACTTTATCCATTATGATATACGTTTCGACTTTAATCATTTTCTGTTGAACGAATCTAAAAATGATTGGATGGTCACCATCATCTATCTTAAACAAATCGTCAAACTTTAAATTTCTATTTTCTAAAAATTCTTTAACTTCTTTAATATCTTCTTTAAACAAATACGTCAAAGATTCGATTACTCTTTGCCAACCAAAATAAACACTTTCCGATTCTTGGTTATATAATTCCGCAATATATCTACCGTCACCTACAACAAAGTTGGCAACATAAAACTGTAACAAATTATCTTTCTTTTTAGCACCCAGTGCTTCAAAATAAAACTTGTCTTTCCTTCTTTTATAAGACTCTGAATTTACGTTAGTGGTTTTTCCATTATACTTTATGTAATTATAATCAGACTCGTTGTTGAAATGTTGTTTTATAGATACGTATAATCGATAAGATTCCAGTCCCGTCACAGTGGCAGTTTGCTACCCTTGTCGTTGTCGTCAATTAAATTATTTCTAATTGCTTCTTCTTTAATCTTTTCTTGTAGTGTTGGAGAAATGAGTTTAGAAACCTGTTTAGCTTCTAATTCGTTCTCTACCATATAGTCTGTGATTACATCCATATATGTTGAGATTCCGTCTTTAACTTTGCTTTCAATTAGCATTTGGAATGCTTGTTTTTTATTCACTGCTTTCATACTATAATTACCCCCATGTTTGTTTTATCTTTCTAAAATTTCATTACAAATTACTTCACGGTCACCATAAGAAGTTTCTTCCCAAGCAAGAATTTCATCAACAGTTAATTTACAAACTAGACAACTAGTTCCTTCATTATTAATTCGATGGTTATCTGGGTTTGGGCAAGGCGTCATGGCAACACATTGACTAATGAATTTTGCTTTTTGATTTTCAGTCATAATACTACTCTCTTTAATGCTTTCTTAACAATAGTTCTAACGGTGTCACTTCCAGTTCCAAATAAATCCATATACTCATTCATAATAGCAGATTCTGCTCTTGTTATATGAGTGTAATCTTGCAACTTAGATGCTGTTTCCATAGCAGTATAGAATTGTAGTAAATCTAATACAACGTCATTAGCATACGCATCCATCTCATCTGGATCAGACAAATATACAATACGTATTTGATCATCACTCATTCCATCTTGATAAGCAGGCATAACAACTAGACCGTCACGTTTTACCATTTGGTCTCTGTGAATCATTTCGTGTTCTAAAGTTTGACGCATTTGGTGTTCCAAAAAGTTCCAACTATCAGTATTTATAGTAATCACATCCTTACTAGCACTAACGATAAATGCTAACTCAATGTTTTCCTTTAAGTCCCAATCGTATGAATTAAAATAACCATTCACTGTTGCCATATTATCTGGGAAATCTATGACTTCATTAAGTGTAACTTCTACACCTAAGTCTTCAAATTCTTCCTGTAAAATATCGACTATTTCTGACCCGTGTAAAGGGACATTCATGATTTTGTTTTTTATGCTTTTAACTCTATCTTTCATACTTATATTATACTATAAAATGCATGAAAAGTAAAGCCTTAATACCATTGTTTATTTTAATGGAATAGATTAATATGTTAAAATGACACCGTTATCAAACCCACCCAGCAATGCTCTTTTTCTTGCCTTTGTAGATATAACTTGTTCTGCTGTTACACCATTCAGTTCCATAATCTTTGTGAACACTTCATAAACATCTGCATACTCATCTAGGTCTTTCCAGTTAGTGTGCTCTAGTTCTTTTAGTTCTTCAAAAAGTTTATCTATTAGAAATTCACGATATTCTTTACTCGTTGGACTTACTGTGGTCAACCTTTCTTTTGGTATTTCTGATATGTACTTATCTCTAATTAACTTTAACACTAACATCCCTCCAAAGTAAATTGGTTAGACATAGACTCTTTATAACCAGCAAGGTATTCTTCATACCATACTTGGTCTCTAGCTCTTGTACTTGCTTGAGCAGGATCGTTGCGTTCGGCATCCAACCATCCGCATTGGTAGAAACGATTTTTAGTTCTGAGATATGTATCTCTTTGTGTTTTGTTTTTTACTATCATTAAATACTCCTTAGTTAAAGTATCCATTATACCCTAATTTCTAAAAAAGTAAAGCCTTAATAGCATTGTTTATTTTAATGATATGCGTCGTACCATTCTCCGTCAATGTACTCGCCCTCTTCTGGGTCAACTTCTTCTAATACATTTTCACCTAATTCTTCATCATAGGTTATTGTACCAAAAGTTATGATACCGTCTGGACTATCAACGTCGATGATGTCTTTCTTACCCTCAGCAATATCCTTTCTAAGTTGATTTGCTTCTTCTAATGTTATCAAACCTACATTAACTGCAGTATCAATTACATCTCTTTCAACGACTACATCTTTCTTCTTGCAAGTATCACTCGGCGCTACGGGAACGAATGGGCAAGGTGCTGCACTTGCATTACCATATAAAAACAAACCTATTATCAACAACCCTACTATTCTAACAAAAACACTCATACTATCTCCTCTTTTTTAATCATTTCGATATCCTTTGTATCCCGAAACATCAGGAAACCCTTGCCACCAGCTAATTTGCTTGAAACGTGCTAGTATCAATTTATGTTTGGGTAGTTGTAATTCCTTGGGGGATTTGCTATTGACGTACATTGTGAATTTAAGATCTTCACATAACGATGCTTTTTTGTTATAGATTCTTTCGGCTCCTTTTAGGAAACCGCATAATCCTGAGTCATGGTACATATTTCTCTCCTTTTATAGATTAAAAAGGACATCGTTGTCATAATAAATACAATCTTCTTTGAATATATCTATTGTTTTATTTATATAAATATTTAAAGATATGGAGGATATGTTATGTTTGGAATACCTTTAGAAGTTATATCAATGTTGGCATCCACTTTACTTGGTGGATACCTAAAAATGAAAGCTGATGCTAGACAGGATGAGCAAGAAAAAAACTTAGCAACCCTTGCCTTGTTAAAAGGTGAGGAGAAATCACGCACACGTGCTCAATCAAATCAAACTCAATCTGCTAAATGGGCAAGGAAGTTTATTGTAACTTCTCTCATGATGATGGCAGGATTTATTCTAATTGCCCCAGTGGTATTTGACCAACCAACAAATGTAATGTATGATGTGACTCATGGTTTTAAACTATGGTTATTCGATTTTACTTGGACAACGCTGGAATGGAAATCAATGACTGGTATTGTAACACCAGAGTGGTTGCCGTATGCGATTTTAAATGTACTAGGATTCTATTTCGGAACTGGTGCTGTTGATAGGAGAAGAAGATGAGAGATTTAATAATAACATATTGGCAAT